TCTCTTGTATGTACACATAATACGACGAAACCCGCCTCTTGGACGGGTTTAGTAGACAGTTTATCAAGTGTCTGCGTCTGTCTCTAGCACTTCGTAGTGCCTGTGGTTTCAGCTTTCTCTTCGGTGGTTTACCCGAATTATGCTGCCAGTTCGGGGTAGAATTGCTCAATGTCCTTTCTATAGAGTTGTTTCACATTATCTATAATCTGAGGAGTTTTGTCAAGTTTATTACCCTCATCCTTTGATTTAGGATAATCTATATCTTCATCAAACTTTAGGTCAACCCCTATTATACCACTTAACCAACTGACAAAATTATCTCCCATACCATCCTCATACTTCCATATTTTTGTCCTATCTGTCATAAAATCTATTTGAGGTCTAAACCAATTAGCAGAAAAACTTGGATCCATTGAAGGAATATTAGCAATCATTGAAAAAAATAAATTCTCATCTTCAAACAACTCTTGAGAATCATTTCCATATAATCTTTTAAGATAAACCGATCCAGAAATAAATCTATCAACAGGATTTCTTACAATTGAAAAATTAGGTACATCTTTCACATTCAAATGTTCTTCGTAAATATCCTTATGCCAATGAGCAATCTCTGCGCCATGTAGATCAGTCATTACCCCCTTTCCAGTATCAAGAGGAAGTTCATCCCATGTAAAATTATTTCTCCATAAAAGATTTGCATCTACATATCTTCCAGCAGTTCTAGGAATATGAGCAAAGAATACTTTATTTTCAGTGGGTGTATGCGTAAAGGTGGGCATTAATTAATCATCCTACTAAATCCTTTCACTTTCTCAAATTTTAACACATTTTCAAACCTATCGTCCATTCCTTGCTTATGAGAAATAACAAATACATTCGCATCTGTAATAACATATTTAATAATTTTAAGAAACTCTTCTGTTCCAAATCCATCCAACGAACTATCAAACACCTCATCCATAATAAGAAGATTAGTATTGACGCTATTTTTCATTCTAGCAACTTCTCTCCAAGTAAACAAGAGGGCTAGATCTATCCTCATTTTCTCACCTTCTGAAAAAGAAGCATAAGAAAAATCCTCATGGATAGGAGACTGAACGGTTTCATTAAACTCTTCATCAAGAGTAAAATTAATATAAAAGTCCATCATCTGAAGATATCGATTTACCTGTTGATTAATTAAAGGTAGATACTTCTTAATGATCTTTGACTTAACTCCACCGTCTCTAAGTAAACCATATGAAAAATCGTAATAAAGTATGGTATCTTTTCTAGAAGATAATTCGTCGTATGTGGTTGATAGTTTGTCCTTAAAGGTGGTTAACTTCTCATGCTCAGTATTTCTGTTTGCAAGTTGATCGGTAAGTGTTTGAATCTCCGATTCCAAATCTCTGATTTGTCGTTGACACCCAGAGATACGAGTATTGTTTTTAGAAATGCCATGCGTTAAGTTAGTAATCTCCTTAGATAAAGTTGTAAATTGATGCTCTCGCTCTTCCTCTTTTTTAATTGCCTCCTCTAGTTCTTTATAACCAGATTGCAACTCCTTTGCTTTATTTTGAGCATCGTCGATTTTATTTATTCTAAAGTCCTCCTCGATGTGTTGAGTACAAGTAGGGCAAACCGTGTTCTCTGTGAAAAACTTATGCTCTGCGGTAATGGTAGATACCCTTTGAGATATTTTACCTTTAATATTTCCAAACTCACGAAGTTTTTTTGTAGCACCTGTTACCTTCTCTTGTTCTTTTGTTATATCATAAACATTATTCTCCAGTTCTTCATTTATTTTAACATAGTCATCAGACTCTTTGAACAAAGTAGTAATTTTTTCTTTATTATCTTCTATTCTTTTATTACTTTGGTTTTCTAACTCCTCAATAAACTCTGCTTGCATCTTTACTTTTTCATTTAAAGATTCTTTCTTAAGACTAAGAACATTTACTTCCTCTTTAATATAACGAATTTTTTCTTTAAAGATATTATTCATGGAAGAAAAGATTTTAATATCTAAAAGATCTTCAATGACTTCTCTACGATTTGATGCAGTCAATTGCATGAACGGAACAAAAGCACTACTACCCAAAATAACAATCTGAGTAAATGATTTATAATTCATTTTAAGAACATTCTGTTCTAACCACTTTTGCTGATCATTTACATTAGAAAATTGATCTAAACATTTTCCCTCCTTATAAATTTCAAAAATATTTGGTTTAATACCTCTTACCACTTTCCATTCTGTTGTACCAATAGTTAATTCCACCTCTACCCTACAATCTTTTTCATTTACTGTATTAACTAACTGACCCTTACTAATCTTACGAAAGGGTTTATTAAATAAAGTAAACGTCAATGCATCAAGAACAGTGCTCTTTCCCGCACCGTTTGTTCCCACTATTAAAGTGGTTTCATTTTTACAAAGATTTATTTCTGTAAATTGATTTCCAGTAGAAAGAAAATTTTTCCACCGAATTTTTTCAAATAATATCATGTCCAATAGTGGGTGGAATTACAATGTCATCAGAGGTAATGATTGTATAATTATACCCATGATTTTCACAGGTTTTAATCATTAACGCATCTTCTACTTCTAAAATATTCATAGTGGGATAACTTTCTTCCTCCAACATCATAGCATACCTTTCAGCATCGTCTTCTTGTTCAAAAAGATATAATATTTGATCACCATAATCATCCTCAACAGAATAAGCTCCTTCTTTTTCTTTGCCAGCAATGGTTAAGATAAACATTATAACATCTCACATGCCTCCTGATAAGCCTCATTCATCATTTTTTGAATAATTGATTTATCTAAATTAATTTCAGATTCTTCAATATACCTATTAAGGATGGACATTGTATCTTCTGATTCATAATCCCCATCCTCTTTATCATACCATCCATTAAAATCAAAATTCTCAACAATTTTTAATTCTGCTACATTAGATGTATATAATTTATCAATAAATTTTTCAAACTTTTTAGTATCTGTTTTTTGTCTGACAATTAATTTTACTATTTTATTTTCTAATTCACTTGCGTTAAAAAGTTGATAATCATTATCATTATAATATAGTTTATAAAAAAGACGATAAGGATTATTAACAGGAGTAGTTTCTAATGTTTCTGTATCAAATAAATGAAATCCTCTTGTATCTTCACAATCATTCCAGTATATCTCATAAGGATTTCCCAAATAATAAATGTTATCTTGGTTAGATCGGGTATGAAAATGTCCAGAAAAAACTTTAGTAAATTTTTCAAAAGGTTTTATATCAAAACCATGATCCATTACAACATAATCATTAACCTTAAATCCCTGCAGTTCTAAATGACCCATACAAACAGGAGCTTGTGACTTATTAATCATTCCTAAAGTCATATCTTTATTCTCCTGATTAATCCAAGGAACCAAAAGAATATTCAGTTTTCCCACCTCTATAGAAGTTGTTTCTGAATAAATTTTTATATTATCATACTCTCTCAATAAGAGATCTAACGCATTAATATTATTTGTATTCTTATAATAGGCTGTATGATTACCCACAATAGTATGGACTGTGATGCCCATTTTTTTCAGTCTATCAAAATAATTATTTTTTGCCCAAGACAAAGCAGCAAAATCTATACCCTTTCGACTATCAAAAGTATCTCCCATGTCAATAACCGTGGTAATTCCTTCTTTCTCTAAAGTAGGAAAGAAGACATCATCATAAAACTTTAGAAAATAATCATGAAATGATTTAGAATTTTTTCTAGCACCAAAATGCTGATCAGTAATTATTGCTATCTTCATATTACACAATCATATATATTTTTACTATACCAAACTGCAAGTGTATAACGTATACCTTTTGTAATTTTTTGAACACCATGTTCAAATTTTTTACCATCAAAGAAAACAGTTTTTCCTCTTTTTGGTTTAATAATCAAATCCTGCTGAGTAAAATATGTTTCACCTCCTTCAAAATCATCATTTAAATATGTAATAGAAGTAGACTTTGTACCTCCTCTTGCGAGATCACAATGAGGAGGTTGATTAGATCCATTAGGCCACTCTACTATTTGAGCCATCTCAATATAAGTATCTTTACCATAAAGACTAACTGCTATATTATTGATCTGTAGTAATGTTTTTTTAAAAAAATCTTGTCCTATAGCTCGTGAATCTATTAATTTGGTATCTCTATGAGTCTCTCTACTATCTTCATTGTTCTTATAAATGTCTATTGTCTTAACACATATTAAAGAAGAAATATGTTCTGGAAGTATTACAAACATATTTCAATTACGTAATTTGGAATGCACAGCATCTTTAATAGAATTATAGTCTGATTGTGTGGTTCCGTCAATCTGATTACTATCATCAAATACTTCTTGATAACCAGACTTCTCTAAAATCTTATTCTTAATTTCTAACTGACGTTTCTCCCTTTGTATTCTGCGGAGAAACGCATAATGTATAATCTGCGTAAAGTAAGCAAAAGGATTACGGGATTTCTCAGGATTAAAATTATGTATGTACTGAACGCAATTTTCTATTCCATCGGAGATCATGTCCTCCTTAAACATATAGTTAACAAAGTTTGGTTTAAAAGATAAGTGATTAGCAATCTTTAGAAAACACTCACCTATGTATCTTGGTATAACTGGTTTGGGTTTATCCTGCAATCTAGCTATTTCTATATCTTCCTGATATCTTATTAAAGCAGCAAGAAACTCTTTGTTATTCACATAGTGCTCAGACCTTTTTCTTTTTGCCATAGGTTTAATTATTGCCATGAGTTATTATCACTACTATGTAGATAGTATAACATTTATCTTGATACTTGACAAGTTACAAAATACGAGTAAAATAACCTTTGTAGAGGTTCAAGAAAAGTATTAACTACTAGTATTAGTATTACTATTTTTAAATATTTTTTCTAGAATAACTTTAGCATCTTTAACATTAGATAAATATCCCATTTTCTTACTGATTTTAGTTTTAGGTGTTTTATCATCTTCAGAGTCTCTTAAATATCTTTGATACATATGAATCATTTCAACATCTTGTGATTCTGATAAAGTAAGAACATTATTAATATTAATAATAAACATATCTTCCTTACTTGTTTTTAACCAAGGTTCCACTTTATATCCAACAATTCCATGTTTACCTTTTATTTCTCCAATAATAATAGGATGATGAACTATTAACATTGTTCTATCTGTTTCTTCAGATGCAGCAACTTTAGCAAATATTTCTTCACCTGAGTTAAGTTTTATTGTAGCATAAAAATCGTCTTCTATTCCCATTGGTTTATTCCTTTTTTAATTGTATAGTTATTATTTCATAATTAAAATTTTCTTCGTTGTAGATTTTAATTCGTTCAATGAAATGATTTAAAGTGTAATTTCTCCTAGAGTTTTTTGTACAATCATCAGATATATCATATAAGATTGCTTTTACTTTGTTTGTTCCTTTTCTAAGAACTCGTCCAATGCTTTGCAAGTTGCGAATGCGTGACTTACTTGGAGAAGCAAAGATAACATTATGGAGGTTTTTAATATTGATACCAGTTGAGAATGTACCATAGGAGGCAACGATAATAGCGTTGTTTTCAGTTTCGGTAATTTCCCTTACTTGTTCTCTTTCTTCAGCATCAACTCCACCGTGAACAAAGAATACTTTTCGATCACCTTGCTTATTTTTATTTATTAAATCATAAAGTACTTTACCATGTGCTTCTACTCTACTGTAAAGTATTAATGTATTTCCCTTTAGATCTAATGTAAGATTTTTAATAAAAGAATTTCTTTGCTCGTGTGATATTAAGTATTCAATTTCATCATTATATGTTTCAAATTTTTGAGGAGAATGTTTAAGAACTAAACATTGAATATCTAATTGAGAAAGATGTCCTTGTCTCATTAGTTCATCGGTTTTAGTTACTTTGTATGATGGTCCAAATAATCCTTCTAAGACCCATTTATGAGTCTGTGTTCCATCTAAAGTACCAGTAAATCCAAATCTATACTTAGCATGTTCAA